AAGGCATTCCGCGCCAACTCGGGCTCGAACGACTACATCGTGGCCCTACACCCCTATGCCGAGGGACAAGTGCTGGTCTTCTGCCGCAAATCCATCTGGCTCGCCACGGCAGCCATCGGCGCGGATGGCGTTTCGATTGACCCCACCAATTCCAGCCTGCAACTCCTCACCGACGAGATCGGCTGCTCGGCCAAGCGCAGCATCGCCACCGCAGGCGTGTATGTGTTTTTCCTCTCGGACAACGGCGTTTACCGGTTGGACAATCAATTCGACCTCAAGCTGCGCGGCAGCACGCAGACTCTCTCGGACCCCATCGCCGACCTCATCGCCGAGATTAACGCCCCGGCAGCGCACCTGAGCAACGGCATTTATTTTGCGAACCGCTACTACCTCGCCGTGCCGCTCGGCAACAGCACCGACCCGAACGCCCTCTTTGCCTTCAATATGCTGAACCAGCAGTGGGAGACCAAAGACATCTACGGCTTCCCGCTGAACCGCCTGCTCGTCTCCGACTACGGCACACAGCGCCGCCTCTTCGCGGCCACCACCACCGGCAAACTCTTCCTCCTCGATGAGCAAGAGACCGGAGCCGACGATACCCAAAGCGGACTCGGCAGCACCCCTGTCCTCGGTAGTCTCCTGACCCGCCGCTACGGCTGGGGCAGCCTCAACGCCAAACGCCTGACCCGCACCAAGGCCAGCGTCGTCCTGCCCGCTGGAAGCGCCTGCACGCTCGATGCGGTGACGACGGATTTCGACGCCGATTTCCAGATCGCCTCCCTGGTGAACACCACAGAGGACACAGAGGACTACACGCTGAAGGCTCCGCTGCGCTGCAAGGCCACGGCCTTGGACCTCCGCTTCCGCACCACCTCCGGCCGCCCCATCCTCCGCACCCTCACAGCCGAGGCGACAATCAACGGCCCCGTGAGCACCGAAACCCGCACGCTGAATTGACCACAGAGAACACAGAGAGCACAGAGGCTTAAAACTTAATTCTTAAAACTTAAAACTCATACCAATGCCAACCGTCACCCCAGGCTACACATTTACGAACGATGAAGTCGTCACCCCGGCAAAGCTCACTGCTGCGGCTACCCCAACTGTCTCAAACATAGTTACTGCTGATATTGTTGATGCCAATGTGACTACGGCAAAAATTGCAAACGGAGCGGTCACTAACGCCAAACTCGCCAGCGACATCGACGCCAGCAAGATCACGACAGGCACGCTACCGATTGCTCGGATTGAAGGCGGCTCCGTAACATTAGAAAAATTGGTTTTGTCAGTTCAGCAAGCACTCCTCCCCGCCGGAGCCGTCCAAGCTTTTGCGATGAATGGGGCTCCAAGTGGGTGGTTGGCGGCAAACGGTAGTAATGTAAGCCGCACGACCTATGCTGCGCTTTTCAGCGCCATCGGCACAACCTACGGCACGGGGGATGGAAGCACCACATTTACCCTGCCCGACCTGCGCGGCTACTTCGTGCGGGGGTCGGGAACTAATAGCGACGGGGTGGCCGCAGGCACTTTTGGGCAAAAGCAAACTGATGCCTATAAATCCCACAACCACGGGGGAGTCACCGGCACAGGAACTACAGGCACAGAAAGTCAAGGGCACACGCATAGCGGAACCACTGGCTCGGAAAGCGCCGACCACGCTCACTATGTTAGTGGGACGACTGGAACCGATTACCCAGATCACACGCATTCATACACTTTTAAGTCAACGGTTGGAGGCGATAATTCCGGTGGAGATGCAAATAGTATTGTCAATACTTCGTTGAGCACAGGCGGTGCTAGCACACGCCACCGGCACGATTTTGCCGCATGGACCGGAGGCCGAAACACAGCTCACACGCATAGCTTCACAACTGGCGGCGTCAGCGCAAATCACACGCATTCCGTTCCTGCGTTGTCGATTTCCAGCGACGGCACCACCGAAACCCGCCCGCGCAACATCGCCCTCCTCTACTGCATCAAATTCTAATGCTCCCCTGGGAACGAGCCCGCAACTGGCATGACGACAACACCACCGAACCCTTCGAATCCCTCCTCGCCTGGCACATGGCGCACGGCCTCGTTTTCAACACCCCGCAAGTTTTCCTCCTCGCCCACGAAGTCCACTACTCCCCGGATAACAACACTATGACCTACGACCTCCCCCCAAATGCCTGGTTCGTCGAACTCGCCGCCTCGGTCGGCCACGCAAACCCCGTCCGCGAATTTCTCCGCGTCGCCACCCGCCCCCAAGAGTGGGCCATCTGGCACCGCCGCAACTCGTTCAAGCCCCACGCCTACCCATGGGCCAAACTCGCCCGCCGCGTGGGACTTGGAGGGACGACCTCCGTGTCGTCCGTAGCTCACGAAAGGGGGGTAGCGTAATGGGTGGCGGTTCAGCAAAAAAACCAAAGATGCAGCCGGTGCCCAAGGCCGCCGAGCCGCTGGACTATGAGAAAATGTTCGCGGCAGCGCGGGAGAACTCGCGCCTCATCAGTCAAGACCAGATCGACCAACTCAAAGCGGCCTATCCCGAATTTGAAAAGCTCCAGCTTGGCACCATCAACAAGGTTGCTGGCAACCTGGATAACAAATACACCCGCGCCGCCAACGAAGCCATAAATGCAGCAACACAATCTGGCGACCGTATTGGAGACGCGGCTAACCGTGCCAAACAGCTTGCGACCGAGTCCCAACAATTTGCAACGGGGCCTACGGACCTTGACCGCCAAATCGCAACGCTTGGAGCCTCATCTATGCAGCAACGGGCGGATCAAGTTGCTGGAGCGCAAGTCGCCGATGTTGGCGATATTGGTGCCAGTGTCGCCGAGCAAGCTCTCATGCGAGAAGCTGCTGGGAGTGGGCTTCTCGGACAACTTGAAAGCCAAGCCGCCAAGGATATGGCGCTCGGCCGTAACCTTTCTGCCGAACAAGAGCGGGAAGCCATTCAAAGCGCCCGCGCCGGAATGTCGGCCCGAGGACTTGGTGCGGGGAATGCCGCCCTCGCCGCCGAAGTCCTCAACCGGGATCGTTTTGCATCTCAACGGGAGAATGAACGCCGAGCTTTTGCCTCTGGCGTTCTTGGCCAAGCTACCGGTGTCCGCCAAGCCGCCAACCAATCCTACCTCACCCGCGAGGAAAGCAACTTGGGTCGAGCCCAGCAACGCGCTTTGACCGATGCCCAATTCCGTCAACAAGCCTCGCTCGCAAATCAAGACGCCAACCAGCGACAAGTTGAGTTGAACCGCGCCTTCCTGCAAAACGCAAACCAATCGGGAATCAACTCCCAGATTTCCCGAGGATCATACGCTGGCCAAATGCTCGGGCAGACCGCCAACATGTTCGCCCAGCAAGGCGCTCTTGGTCTAAACATCGCCAACGCCAACCTCGCCGTGGACCCCTACCAGAGGGCCTTTGCCCCCGGAGCCTCCTTCGGGCAAGGGCTAAGTGGCCAAGCGGGCGGCCTGCTCGGCCAATCCTACGGAACAGCCCTTAATACAGTTACAAGCACAAATTCATTTAACGCCAACATGCTTGAATCCCGCCGCAACACCGTGCAAAACAACAACGCCGCCCTTCAAAGCGCCTACATGGGAGCTAAGGCCAGCGACAATGCCGCTAACATGGGCCTCCAAGGAGCGGCCATGGGAGCCAGCGCCGTCGTCGGAGCAGCCGCCGCCGCCTGCTGGGTAGCCCGCGCCGCCTTTGGCACGGCCACTACTCGTTGGGTGGAATACCGCCGCGCCATGCTACGCCATGCCAGCGACCGCACGATCCGCCTCTACTGCCAGCACGGCCAATCCATCGCCGCCGCCATCACCACCCCCCTCCGCCGCCTCGCCGCCCGCCTCACACTCCGCACACTTCAATGGTCCTGGAACTAACCGAGAAAATCCGGCTCGAAGGAGCCCAACGCGCCTGCACGCCAGAAGAAACTCTGGAGCGCATGCGCCCGCATTTCCACGCCGCAGGCATTACCCGCCTCGCCGAGATCACCGGGCTCGACCGCATCGGCGTCTGTGTGGCTCAGTGCATGCGGCCCGACGCCATCGTTCTGGCCGTGGATTCCGGTAAAGGAGCCACCATCGAAGCCGCCAAATGCTCGGCCATGATGGAGGGCTTCGAGCGCCATGTCGGCGAAACCAGCCGCCCGCCCCACACCCTGGCCTCTGCCGCCCAACTCGGCGACCAAGCCGAGACCCGCCTGCCCATGATCAAAGGCGCGGTCTTCCACCCCTATGCCGTCATGCCCTGGACCGAGGTTTTGGGTCTGCGCAGCGCAGCGCCCCGCATGGTGCCCACCGACGCCGTGCGACTCATCGCCCGCCCCGATCCCGCTCCGCTGACCAGCCTGCCCTTTGCCTACACCAGCAACGGCCTTTCCTCCGGCAATACCTACGCCGAAGCCGTCGCCGGGGGCCTCTACGAGTGCATTGAGCGCGACTGCACCGGCATCGCCCAGCGCCGCTTGCAAGATTTTCCCCGCGTCGATCTCGACACCATCACCGACCCCACCGTCTCCCGCCTCGTCCGCACCTTGCGCGAGGCCGATGTCACACCGGTCCTGATAGATGTCGCCAGCGACATCGGCGTGCCCGCCTACATTTGCTACCTCATCGACTGCGACAAAGGATTTGGCGTCAACAAAGGCTACGCCGCCCACCTCGACCCCGCCATCGCTCAAGCCCGCGCCATCACCGAGACCATCCAAGCCCGCGCCGTCTGGATCGCCGGGAGCCGAGACGACTTCTTCCATCACCTCCACGAAAAGGTCAAATCCACGGACTCCGCTGCGGTCCTCGCCCGCCTCTACAAGCACGCCACCACCAGCGCCAACGCCCACCCCGACCGCTCCGGCGAGACCTTTGAGGAGGACATCGACACCCTCCTCTCCATGCTTGAAGCCGCCGACATCCCCGAGCCGCTGGTTTACGAATTTGACCACCCCTATCCCTGCTCGGTCGTGCGAGTCATCGTGCCGACCCTCGAAGGCTACACCTTCGACTACGCCCAACCTGGCCCCCGCGCTCTTTCCAAATGACACTCAAAGTTGCTGACTTCCACACCCGCTTCACCGACGGCCTGCGCGAAATCATTTGCCCTGCGAAATCCATGGAAGAGCTCATGGATCACTTGGCAAAAATTTTCCCAGCCTACCACGCCGCCGTTTACTCCGAGGGGAAAATCCCACGCTTTTACATAGTTTTCCGAAACGACGACGACATACGCTACCTCGATGGCATGAAGACCTCCCTCTCCGAAAACGATACCGTGACCATCATGACCGCATTCGCCGGAGGCTAAACCCATGAAAATCTTCTTCGGCCCCACACGCCCCAGCAATATCCCAGCCGATGCCGACCTCCGGCCCCCGGCCCAGCAAGGCGACATCGCCGCCGCCGCGCTCGAAGGGCCAGACACCCTCATCCTCCTCGACGGATTCTTCCACCAAAGCCTCGCTCCCTGGCACAAAGAAATCCTTTTCGCCATCGAGCAGGGTTGCCGCGTCATTGGCGCAGGCAGCCTCGGAGCCCTCCGCGCCGTCGAGTGCGCCCGCTACGGAGCCGAGCCCGTCGGCCTCATCGCCGAATGGTATGCCGATGGCACCTGCACCGATGACGCCGATGTCGCCGTCGCCCACGGCCCCGCCAGCGAGGACTACAAAAGCTACACCATCCCCTTGGTGAACATCCGCGCCACGCTCGACGCCCTCTCCGCCGATGGATTCCTCCCCACCGCCGAAGCCCGCCAGCACCTCGCCACCATCTCCCGCATCTACTACCCCGAGCGCACTTGGTCCGCCATCGAGGCCGTGCTCCCGGCATTGGATTTCCAAGCCCTCAAGCACAACCTCATCGATCAAAAAGCCAAAGACGCCGAAGCCGCCATCCGGCACGCCCAGCAGGCCCCGCCGCCCGCCACCCGCGATCTCCCCCGGCACATCCACACCGCCTATTTCACAGCCCTTCTAGCCAACGACCTCCCGACCAGCAACGGCCAACGACAGCACCACCTCGCCAGCGAGGCCGACCGCACCATCGCCACCGACCGCCACCTCGTCTCCGAGCTTGCCCAAATGCTCGGCATCGTCACCACGCCCGAAGACATCTTCGCCGCCAGCACCCGCATGTGGCATCGCCTTGGCATCACCGACTCGGAAACCGCAAAAGCCTGGCTCGCCGCCAATTCCTGGACCGACCAGCAATGGTTCGCCCACGCCCAACGCGAAGCCCTCCGCCAAGCCGCCCGCGATTGGCACGCCGCCAGCGGAGCCTGCCTAGATACCGTCCCACTCACCCTCGCCCACAACCTCCTCAACCCCGCCTAACCCATGCAATACGCCCCCGCCGTCACCGACCGCTCCGCCGAGATTTACGCCCAAGGAGCCAACAACGCCACGAACATCCGAGCCCAAGGACAAGCCAACTTCCAAAACTCCCTCACCTCGTCCTTCAACACGGCCATGGGCATGGTGAATAGCAATATTCAAAAATCCGAAGAAAACCGCATCGCCTCGGACGGCGCCAACGCCAAGTTCGACATGCTTAAGGATTACAAAAAAACCGACGGGCAGCCCCTTTTTACTCAAGAAACCATCGACAAGTTCGACACCTTGCCCCTCGGCAAGCGCCAAGCCTATGTGCAGACGGCAGAGGCCATCGTAGACGACGACCTTAAGCGTTGGATGTATTCCCAGCAATACAACGCCCAAAACAACCGCGTGAACGCCAACATGCTCGCCCAGCAACCGGCTCCGAATCAAGTCCCCATGAGCACCAACACCGTCCCCGCCGCGCAGACCCAGGCCAATCCTGCGGCGGCACCAGCTCAAGATTGGCGTTCCTTGGTCAAGCCTCGGCAATAACAATTATGACACCGCAACCCGATCCCACCGCCGAGGACATGGCAGACTTTGCGACGCCCGTTGCAGACATGCCACCCCCACCGCCACAGCGCCAATCCAAAGGGCTCTCCTTTGATTTCAACGGCCTCATCGGTCGCTTGCAGACCGAGGGCTTCGATTCTCTGTCCCTCCCACAGAAAGAACTGCTCTGGCACCTCAAAGACAACCCAGACCTCGAAATGAGCCCCGAGCAAATGGCCATGTTCGTAACCGAGACCGACAAAAGACTCCGCGAGCAGGCTTCGCCAGAAGCTCAAGCACGACTTGCTAACACCCAGCTTGATGTTGCGACAAAGAAAACTGCACTTACTACTGCCGCAGAAGAATCCCAAGAAGACGCGAAAAAAACATACCAACGCGCATCCAATATGGTCTGGCTCCTTGATAATTTGAGGGGAGGAAAACGCGGAGAGGTTGCAGAAAAAAATGAAAAATGGAGGCCGCGTGTCGGATCAGTCGATGGTCGTTGGCCATCCTTACTTTCATCCGAAGAGACACTTGGTTGGAATGCTGACTTTAACAGCTTAAAGGGCATGATTAATTTGACTGAGGCCCAAGCCAACCGAGGGCAGGGATCGCTGACTGAAGGCGAGC